GAGTGCAAAAGCAACCAGCATTCTAAGTTCGTTGAAGTCATTTAGCCACCCAACAAGAAGGTATGTGGCCATTACAACGATAAGATTAGTTATCACGTTTATCATATCTTACTTACCTTGTTTCTACCGATTGTCGCATTCACTCGCGCCCGTATGTGAGCTTTTCAATCCAAGCATACTTCTGCTTATCATAACGAGCAATGGTAGGAGCATCATCAAAGAATGCTCTTACCTGTGTTGCATCTTTTCTATTAGTTGAATCAAATACGCTGTAACTCATTGTTTATTTTTTCTTTCTTGATAATTGATGGTTGAATATCTTTGCCTATTTCGATAGTTTTTTTACAGATTTTATCAGAATTAGGTATATAAGGACAAAACCATCCACCAGAACCATCATCGTATAACCCCCAGCGAGAGCAGATATCTACACAGTCACAATGCTCCATCTATACCACTCACCTTTCTTCTGCCTATGGTTTCATTTACTCTGGCTCTTATATATGCGTTTTCCCAAGTCCAGCATTCGCCAGTGTCATCTTGAAAGCACACCCACATAAGATCGTTTTCTGGCCCATAGTCGATTATGAAATGTGCCAATGCTCGACCTTTTGGTGTCATCAAGGGTATAGGTGGATTTAGTTGTGTGATTGGATTAGTCATAGTTTTCTTCCTAATGTTGTCGGATCGGCACCATCAGTTATGTACTGGGTCGCACCTTTGTTGTAGGCCGGCGCAACACGGGTTTTCTTTCGCTCGATTTCTGCAATGGTTGCTGCACTCTCTTCTTTGTCGCGCTTCCACTTGTAGTCATCGACAGAACGCTTGAAGCCATAACCTGGTATGCTATCGGAGCAAGGCGCAGTGCGCTGCTCTACGGATAGGTCAGGCATGTTGTTGGGTCGTTCACGCTTCTTATTTGCAAGAATAGCCCCGAAGAAGTCTTTCCTTTGCTCACGCAGCTGGAGAGTTTTCTTCGAGGCTTTCTTACGGCCAGATGTTTGCCTTGTGTAGATCATTATTGGATCCTATCAGGACCGCTCTAACTTGTCAAGTAGAACAGCCAGAAAAGCGGCCTCATTCATCAATGTATCCCTACGGCCCATTGAACCAGAATCACCGTGGCGGTTCTGTTCAACGGCCGTTTGACGGACAGAATCCAGCCTAGAATAGAGGTGAGCTTTCACCTCTTCTAAGGTCTTTGCTGGATCTTTTGGAAAGAAATCATGCACCATCGTCTGTTTGTTCCTCGTCTTCCTGCCACTCTTTCCACATCTCATATTCCTGTTCGAGAATGTCTAAGATATCTGCATTGTCGATACCATCACGCCAATCCGGATCTTCGAAATCATACTCAACGGCATCCTCACCGTCTTCATTGGTCCATGTACCAACAAAACCCATACCTGTTTCGAGATAGGTCGCATCAATTTCAAAACCAAGTTCCTTCAGCTTTTCATAGAAAGCAATAGGCGGTGACCAAGCCGTATCAAACCAGCCAGTGCCAGAAAACTTTTCGTCTTCAAGGGTGAAATCACCACCATTGATATCCCACTTAGTACCCCACTCTTCGCAGGCAGTGCCATAATCCCACTCACCACTCGAAAGCGGTACCATGGTTTGAAAGAGTTCGCCAGCCTCAAAGGCCTTCGCAAACTTCTCCATCATTGCAGGATCAGTATGTGAAATCGAAACATTGTTGCTGCACCAATTAGGCATTTTCAGTCTCCTTTACGATGATCTTTCCGATCAGTTCCCATTCATCGGCCGGCATCTTGAAGCCGGTCACTTCTAGCAGATACTTAGCCGCTTCCTTGGGCGTATCAAACTCTCTCATTTGCTTGTTGGTATTGAAGTAAGGCTTTGCTGTGTACGTTTTCATATCACCCATCCATATTTTCTTTTTTCCATACCAATGCTAGACCTTTGTTTGGAAAAGGGCCAGCAACAAAACTACCACTCTTGATGATATACCAGTGGTTTTTTCTATGGCATCTATCAACAAATAATGTCATATCACCCATCCATCTTCATATTCATCCCGCTTACGGGTTTCAATCTCATATAGCATAGCCATAAAAGAGTTGATATCTGCAAGAGGCACCTTCATCAGGTCAGCACCGGCCACATAGACGATATACTCCTGTGTAAGAACAGGAATCTCTTCATACGTTTTGAAAGGGGCTACCTTCATTTCTGCAAAGGGAATAAACACGTTAAATCACTCCAGTCCACCGAACACGATCAAAGGTTTTCTCGAAAAGATTGCCGCGAACAAAGTTGGTCGCAGGCGTCTTCCAAGAAGCGGCCTTCAGGATATCACCAGCCTTAAACTTGGCGGTGTCATTACGAACAATGAAGGAGTGGACACTATCACGCTTCACAACCTTGATATACTTGCTGCCTACCTCGAAACGCAGGCTCGCAATAAACTCCTCAACCATCTCTTTGCGGTTCTTATCAGTCTGCCAATCAGGCCAGAAAGCCTTATAGTCGGCGATGATACGGTCGAAGTAGGCGGTCAGTTCACCTTGCATGTCAAAACTCCTCAGTTGTTAGTAAGATTATATCAGTATTGGAGAGAATGTCAAGCCACCACGAAGCCAGTGGTGTCCTTCTTAGCCTTGCCCTTGGCGTAAAGGGCGACAACAACACCGAGCGGATCAAGGACACGAACGTCGGTGTCGTCACCGTCTACAATGTCAAGCCCAAGGAATGTTTGCTTGTAAAAGAGCATATCTTCCACAAGCTTGCGGGTACGGAACACAACCGCAATCCGCATACCGATTGCAATGGCCTTCTTAACGAAAGGAAGAAAGGCTGCAACGCCGCTATAAGAAAAGGTCAGGTCATAATTGACGGGAAGGTTCTTGCGATTGGTAATCTTGGTGTAATCGTAGAACTTGACCATGGGAAGGGCTTCGATGATGCCGTAATTTTCCCAACGGATATCGGTAGTGCCGTTCAAACGAACAAGCAATTCCCAATCACCATCTTTCTGGCTACGGGCATAAAGATTGGCAATTTCTTTCTTGAGCAGAGCAATAAACTCTTCACGGTATTGCTGCCAGAAAAGAGCCTTGCGAAGGCGGCTGAAAAAGACGGGCGCCATTGCACCTCGACCAGCGGTAAACAGGCAGGCAAGGTCACATTGGGCAATTGCAGCCATAGGGCACAATTGCTCGCCGCTTTGCATTGCAGGGGCCATGTAAAGGATTGCAGTCTTGAAGCCGAGCTTTTCGCCCTTGCTAGTCTTGGCATCACCGCTAACACCGAGGAGCTTGTCAGGCTTGACAGTAAACAGCTTGCGAATTTTAGGCTTGTTTTCAATGTCCTTGCGGACTTCGGGATCAAGCTTGCTGAGGTCATAGATTATTGTCAAGTTCAAGTCTCCGTTCGTCTCTCTCTTCATCATGGATATAGGATACAGGAGCTGGTGCAGGATGCAAGCACTTTCTCTTGCCAAGCTTCTTATACTTTAGTCTAATGATGCGGAAATGCCACACCAGGAACCGCTGATTTCCAACGATTCCTGGATGTTACAAGAGATATTACAATTTTATGTGAGAGCGAGACACTTTTACCATGATCCAGTCGTTATAAAACTGGTCGGACTCTAGGACGCGACGGTCAATCTGTTCTCGCATTTCCAGGTAGTTGGCGGTGCCTTTGGACTTGCAAAGGTGCAGGATATCTCGACGGAACTTATCAGGCCCTAAGCTATCCACATCCTGCTTGAGAGTGGCATTTGATCCGTAATAGTCTCGCCATCCTGAGTCGAGCTTGACTTTTTTACGTTTTCCTTTGAGTGTCTTGGTGCGGGTTGATACAAAGAGTTTTTTACCGATGTAACTCTTGTTATTGGTAAGATTGGTGATACGGTATACAAACCCAGTGTATTCCTTGATATCTTCATCACTGATCTCCTTATTTTCATAGTACCACATAATATACCCCCTGTCAAGAGGTATGTAGGTTACTTCTTACGAACGATGCTCATGCGATGGATATTGAAACGAACTTCGCGATCAGGATCATAGTGAGACTCGGTACCATGATATTGCAGTTTCGTATTGCGGCCGATGACTGTCTCATGCTCGCCAGTATGATCTGACAAATG